GTCGGGTCGCGATAGACGGCGCAGTTCTGGTGAATCGCTGGCCAGGGGTCCGGCGTGTTCCCGTCGCCCCGCTCCGCGTAGTAGTACGCACAGAGCAAGAGGATCGAGTGCTTCACACCGGGCGGTGCCGTCGCCGATGTCCACGCCGGGTCGGCGCCGGCGTTGAGGTACCGGATGATCTCATCCTGCGCGGCGTCGAGCTTCTGCTGGACGTCGGCGTCGTACGCCGCGTCGGTCAGATGCAGATGCGCTTTCGCCTGCGCGACCGTCCACAGCGGCGGCAGCGTGATGCCAGAAAATTCCAGCGTCACGGTGTCACCGCCTCGGGCTGCGCGGCGTCGGCGGGCGGGAGCGGGGCAGCCACCGGGGTCGTCGTCGGCGCGCGATCCGCGAGTTCGTTGATCGGGTAGTACTGCTGCTGCAGGTACGGCACCTCGCCACCGGGCACGGGACCGAGGCCGTAATACGTATCGCGCACCTCGTTGACCGACATGCCGGCGGCGATCGCCGTCTTGGCGGCGGTCGTGCGCGTCGCGGTATCCATCCAGATCAGGAGCGTGTCGTCAAATTCGAGCGACAGATAGAGCGGGAGCTCGAGGCCCTCGCCCAGCGTCGCGGCAATGCTCGCGAGATGCGGTTCGAGACACTGCGACTTGTATTGCAGTTGCGACGCTTCGGCGTTCGCATACGGCGGTTGCTTGTTGCTGTTCAGGATGCTGATCGGCATCCCGAACACTTCGCAGATTTTTTCCTCGGTCCACCCGAGTTGCGCGATCAGTTCCGAGTCGACCGCGGATCCGCCAATATCGGAATAGGTCATGCCCTGGTCGGTGAGCATGATCTCGCCGGTCTTGAAATTCTGGAGCGTGGCCTTGATGCGTTCGGCCGAGGCCGGGTCGAGTTTCGTCGGCGCGACCAACATGCCGGCGGGCCGGCCGCCTTTCGCGAAGAACGTCGTGCTGCTCGACTGGATCGCCTGGGCCTGCGACACGGCGCCGCCGATCGCGTAGAGCGGCGAGATCCCGACGAGCGGATGGTAGAGACAATTCCACCGATCGTGAATCAGGTCCGACGCGCCCACGACGATCGGCGCGCTCTCCTGCTGGAGGCCGGCGAGCTCGTTGGACTGGAGCTCGTAATAGACACTTCCGTCGGGAGCGACGAGCGGTTTCACGCGCGCCGGGTCAAGGATCATCAGCGTCTTCACGACGCCGCGCTCGTCGCGCTCTTTCAGGACGTAGGTATTCCCGCTCACCAACTTACTGAGCATCCACTGCTCGTAAAACTGCTGCGGGGTCTGGTAGCGATTGGGGCGCCGGAGCACCGGCGTATACGCGGAGTTCGTGGTCTCGAACCAGAACCCGTTGTCGTCCAGTTCGAGGAGCAGCGGGGGCGCGATCTTGGCGATGTCCTGGGCGATGCGCGAGACGACCCCGAACACGCTCGGATTGGCGAGCGCGTTCTCGGTCGTCAGCGACTCATTGTTCTGCCACGCGCCGGTATAGGGCTCGCGCACGATCGGCGACCAGCCCCCCGGGCTGCGCGCGACACTCAAGAGCGCCGTCACGCGCGCCGTGACTCGCGCGAACACGCCCACGGGCTTACTCGCCCGCCGACGCGTCCTGCATCACCGCGCCGGTCGGGGCCGGCCAGGCCGCCGCCGTCAGATACTTCACCGCGTTCGCGTTGATCTTCTTCCAGTTGACAAACCGTTCCGCGCGCATCGCGACGCAGTTGGCCTGGAACATCGACACGTACACCGTGGTCGCATCGACCGGCGACATGGGCGCGCTGTCCATCTGCAGCGACGCTTCGCTCGACGCATCGATCGTCACGCCGCCGTCGTCGGCGTAGGCGATGAGCGACGGCTGCAGCGCGATGACGCTCGTCGTCACGGCGTTGCTCACGATGAAGTTCATGCCCTTCCACGTCCCGCCATTGATCCCGATCCCCGGGAATTGCGGCGTGCCGTCGGTGTAGGTCTTGAACGACAGCGCGAGCGCGTTGGCCGGCGACAGGATGAACGTCACGCCGTCCACCGGGATGTTGTTGGTCGTGAAGTGGGAGATGAGCGAGAGGATGTCGGCGAAGGGGTTCGCGGTCGCGGCGGCGGTCGGCGCGCCATTGGTGATCGACGCCGGGTTGACGCCGGCGACGGCGGCGACGGCCGGGTTGATGAACTGCGCGTCGATGAAGCGCGCGATGCCGGCGACCATTTCGCGACGCACGACCTCTTCGGCCTTCGGGCTGGAGAGCTTGATCAACTCCTGGGTGAGGACGATGATCCCGGCGACCTTGCTCCAGTCGAGGGTGATACTCGCGAACGCGAGCGCCGACACGGGCTTGGGCTTGGTCTCCCCCACCCAGTTGTAGGTGCCGCCGCCGGTCTGCTGCGGGAATTTCGTATTGAACGGGACGGTATACAGCCCCGGAATCTTGTCGACGATGGTCGCCGCGCGCAGGAGCTCCACCATGTCCTTCGAGATGTTGGGTTGCACGAGCGGCCCGGCCCACGTCGCATCGGTCGCGGTGCCGGCGGCGACGGCGGCCTTGAGCGCGAGTTGCACTTCCGGCGTGCTGTCATTCCAGCGACCGGCATATTCCCAGGCGCTGCAGCCGAGCGACTTGGCCGCCAACTGCGCGCACACATAGCGCACGAACGACGTCCCGGCCGGGAGGTTGGATTTCACCGAGACCGACGCATAGGGCGAGACCATGCGGGGCGTGTAGGACGGGACCGCGGTCGCCGTCGCAATCAGTTGCTTCTCGGTCTCCCGCCAGCGCCCGATCTGATCCTCAAGGTCTTTGGCTTCGAGACTCCAGCCGTCATGCTGCGCCTTCTCGCTCTCCGTGAGGTCGCCTTTTTCCATCGCGCTCAGCATGCTCTGAGCGACGATCGCCCGCTTGGACTCGAGACCCTGAATGCGTTCGGTGATCGTCGGATTGGGCATGGCAGACTCCTGCGCCAGGGATTTCACAAGGCGAATACTGGCGCTCGCATTCGCGGGAATAGTGACCAGGGAGAGTTCACAGATTTCGGTCTTCGTGAGGCGGCGCGTGCCGTCGCGGAGGACTTCGACGCCGCCGGCCAGGATGCGGTGACCAATCGAGACGCCCGAGATCAGGCCGGCCTTGATGGACTGCCACGCCTCATCGACGCGCGCCTTGAGCGGGCCGGGCTCGTCGATCTCCGGAAGTTCGGCGTCGAAGGCGATGCCCTGCGGCGTGCGGGTCAGCGTCACGCGGCCGATCGGGGACTTGGCGTCGTGGTGGAACAGCAGCGGAATGGTTGCGGCGAAGGTGGCGCCGGCCGGGTCGAGGCTGTCGCCCTGGCGATCGAGTTCGGGCGTGGACGCAATCCCGCTAAAGCGGCGGCCGGCCGCCGCGACGGACTTAATTTCGAGCAGGCTATAGGCGCGGTCCACGGAGGCCCGCACTGTCGCATGCGGCGGACCCTAGTCCCTATTTTTGGGATGCGAAATGCCGTGGGCGAGCATCTTGCGGATCCAGTCGGCCATCGTCATTCGCTCGGCGCGCGCTTGTTTCTGGCTCGCGTCAAACTGCTTCGACGGCAGCCGCAGGGACGTCTGGACCGTGGGATCCTCAGCGTCGATTCGCGGCCGGCCGCGCGGCTTCATCCGATGACCATCACCGCATACTCGGGGGCCTGGACGTTCCGTTCCATCGCGTCGATCGCCTGAATGAGCGCGACGACGCCGTCAATCCGTTCCGTCGAGGCCTTCTTCGAGGGCTTCAGGTTCCCCGCCGGGTCGGTTTCGACCGACACATTCCCGACATTCCACCGCAGGACCGGGTGGCCGGCGTGCCGCAGGGTCCGCGAGAGGACGTGCTTTTCCAGGCTTTTGGTCGCTGCCGACAGCCCCGCGAAGGTCTGGGGCACCTTGACGAGCGGGCACCCGTCCTGCTCCAGGCGATAGATCAGGCTCGTCGCGTTCCACGGGTCGGTCGCGACCATTTCGACCGCAAACTCTTCCCGCCACGCCTCGATCTGTTCGCGCACCGCGGCGTAGTCACCGATCGTCGGGCCGGGGACGATCGTGAGGTACCCGTCGCGCGCCCAGGCGTCATACGGGACGCGGTCGCGCCGCACGCGGTCGGGAATCTTCTCGCCGGGGACGAAGAAATGCGGCAGGACGTCGAACCCGCCATCCCCGTCCGGAAACACGGCGACGAGCGCCGTCAGATCTTCGGTCGCGCTCAAGTCCATCCCGACGTAACAGCGCCGGCCGCGCAGGGCGGCGCGATCGAGCGGCGACAGGCACGCATCCCAGGCCGTGAGCGCCAACCAGCGACTCGCCTGTTCGGTCCACTGGTTGAGATACAACCGGCGAAAGTTGTTTTCCTGCGCGGGGATTTCTGTCGCCCGGGCAAAGGCGATCTCCATCTCCTCGCGGCTGCGGAAATCCCCGAGGGCGGGGTTGGCGTGCCGCCACACCTTGCGATTCGTCCAGTCGGCGTCGATCGGCGCCTCGTAGAGAATCGGCAGGAACGTCGGATCGAGCTTCGGATTCTCCAGCACTTTCTTCGCGTGGGCGTAGAGCTCCCACAGGATGGAATGGCGGTCGTAGCCGGCGGTCGAGATCACCAGCAGCAGTGGCTGTGTGCGCCCGCCCATCGAGGTGGACAGGACATCGTACAGGTCGCGGCTCCTCGCCGCATGGAGCTCGTCGTACACGATCATGTGACTGTTGGCCCCGTGCGCGCTATACGCCTCGGCCGAGATCGCCTTGTAGGAGCTCCCGCTCGGCCGGTGCACGATCCGTTTCTGGCTGTCGACGATGTAGCATTCGGCATCGAGCACCGGATCGTTCCGAATCATCTGGGCGGCGACCCCGAACACCAGGCCGGCCTGGTCCTTGTCGGCCGCCGCCGAATACACCTCGGCGCCGGCCTCCCCATCCGCCAGGAGCCCGTACAGGGCGATCGCCGCGGCGAGCTCAGACTTGCCATTCTTTCTAGGCAACATCAAGAGCGCCGTCCGGTACTGCCGGAGGCCGTCCTTCCGCTTCTTGAAGAGTTGCTTCAGGATGCGCCGCTGCCACGGCCGCAACTGGAACGTCTGCCCGGCCGCCGCGCCTTTGGTATGCGTGAGGCTGTTGATGAACCCGATCGGCTCCCTAGCGGGCGCTGGAGGCGCCGTGGGGCCATCGTGGCGCGTGGGTTGGTTGGCGTTCCATCCGCCTCGCCGGTCCCGTTTCTTCGGGGGGGCCGGCGGGTTCGCCAGGGTTACGTGCCCCATTTCACCAGGGTTACGTGCCATGCCGTGGACTACTTCGCCAAGGTTATGTGGCCTAGGTCAGCCATGGGTCAGGTTTGGGCAAACAAGTAGTTGGGG